GTTAGTTTTAATCTTAATATCTCACAAAGATCAAAACAATCTACATCAGCTGTTATAATAATTCCTTCCATCATCTTCTTGGTGACTGGAATCAGTTGATACAGTTCGTCGTTCCAAATTATTAGCTCCATCTATTCTTTCATATCCATACCAACTCTTGTACCATAAGAAATAATTTTCTTGACCCCTGTTCCCTGAATCTCGATGTCTGCATAAGGCTTCCAGGCTTTCTTAATTAAGTTTAATTCTAATACAAGATTAGACCACTGCTTCTGTGATATGTCTTTACCTACTATCGTTAATTTTTTCATTTAGTGTTTTTATCCTCTCTTTAAGCGTGTTTATATAATCAAGGTGCTTGTTAACCATATCAAAGTATGGACCCGGATGATTTATGTCATGCTCGGATTCGATCAACCGCTTTAATTTTTGATCGGCAATTTCTAACAAACTTTTATTATATTCTATTANTTCTTTCATTACTTACCTTGTATTCCNGATATTGTTGCAGATACAAAATTATTTTTTTTATTTCTGTACTCTACATGATACTTCTTTTTAGGATCAAGTTTACGTCTTAACTTTTTTAAAGACATAGATTCCATTTGTGTTGCTTCACCAACCTCTGTAAAATCTTCTGACCCTTGTACTAACTCTCTTACTTTATATGTATATCTCATAGTTTCCTTTCTTTCTGTATATATAGTATCTTATGGGATATTTGTCAACCCTGGCCTTTGTATCTTGTCTGTTTTTTCTGACGTTTTTCGTGTTTATTCTGGTTTTTTTTATGCTGCCTAGGCCCTCTTTTTTTAGGTTTATCTCTAGGTGTGAAAAATTTAAAACTTATTCTAGCCATTCTTTTACAACTGGTATTTTGTCGTCATTACGTGCTGTTATCACAGGTAAATAACTTATCTTACCATTTATATGTTGTCGTAAGTCTGCACCACAATTCATACATCTATACATTTCATTAGTTAAACCAACTAACATAGTTATTTCACTACAAGTTGGACATTCACCATTTACAATTTCTGCTGAAACTTTTACCATCAATCTAATATTAATTTCTTTATAGATAAAGATCCATCAATATTTGTTTCTAATTCTGCCATAGATTTTATACACTGATACTTAACATGTCCATCAGGTTTTAACTGACGTTTAGCTACACGAGATCCTTTAAGACATTCAGACATCGACGTTTGAATACGTGCTTCCTTGATCTCTCCTTGTACAATCATAAGTAGGGCTACCACTAACTCAGTCATATTTCCTCACATTTATTAATACATATAATATTGTAATTGACACCACAGATCCTATAAAAAATAAACCTATCATACTATCTTACCTTTGTTTTCACCTTGCTTGATAACATATTTTTGTGTACCATGCTTTCCAGTTTCTACTTCTTTTTTTAAATCTTTTACATAACTCATTTGTTTAGCCTGTTTATTTATATCGGCTATGTAGTCTAAAACTTTTTTAGTGACTCGTCCCGTTGCCATTTTCTCTTACCTTATCTTTTAATTCTTCTATATCAGCTAATGCTTTATCTAATTGTTCAGCTAAAAATTCTATATTAACTTTGTTTGTCATGTTCATCTCTTGAGTCTTTTCCATTTTCTCAACGGACTTGTACAAATCCTCAATTAAAAATATCTGTTCCTGATCGACGGGCACTTGTTCAGATCTCTTTAACAAATCATTTTCAAACAACTCACGTGATGTCTCTAGCGATACTAACCTTGCCGTAAGCTCCGTATATGCGAACACGCCGGCTGCAACGAGCAAAATCAGAGAGGCAACCGTTTTCATCGGCATCTGCACGGCAGCTGATTCAGATATGTTGAGTGGTTTATTTGCCATTCTTTTTGTTCTTCCCACATTTACAACGCGGTGCAAACAATTTGTCTATAAGACTACAAAACTTGTCCAGCCCTGCAAAACATTTATATAAAAATTTATCAATCATTTAGGCATGTATCCCGGTTCTAAAAAGAAAGCCAGTAAACACATCAAAATAATTAACGCTCCCGTAAAATAATAATTCATTCCTGGCTACCTCTATTGTCATAACTAAAATATTATGGCTCCTACTATAAAACCCGCTACAACACAAATTATCTCTGTTCTGTAGTGTAATTGCCAGACCATAAACTTATCTTTGTATTTATTTATCATTGTCTTCCTCCAAGTTTCTCAGCTGATAGTCATAACTGCCTGCTTCATGTTCGTCAGTTATCCATTTAGCCGAGTTTTCTACGGAATATATCTTACTGGTTACTAGTCTATTAATCAAGGTTTTTGATGGGTCCACACCCATTGATGCATCATACATTTTAAGGCGGTTATTGGGCTGTATTGCAAAGTTTCCTTCCTCTAATTGTAGTACATGACCACACTTGTGCTGGTCCGGTTTCTCTGCATAACCAAAATTCAACTCATTAAAATCTCCTGAACACCAGTCTATTGTAAATAAATATTTACCCTTACGTTTTACTTTACGTCTTGATGTATATTGCATGGTTGCACCAGCTAATTCATAAAAGGTTGTGACGCTTACGTTATAACTAAAGCTGTCCCACATAACCAATTCATCTAATGGTAATTCTTTTACACCTGGTTTAGTACAAAAAGCTGAGATAGGTGCTCGCCACCACAGGCCACCATCTTCCATTAAAAAATGAAACAAAGGTACTCTGTTTGGTATGGAACTAAAACCAAATATACTACACTCAAAATATTTATCGTGTGAATCTTTTTGATCTCTTAGATAATTACCTCTGACATAGCATTCTATGATAGGTATGTTTGCATTTAAATAAGCCATTAGTCATTAATCTCCCCCCAATTGTCTCCTGATTCATAGTCGACTTTATTTGGGACTTCTAGATTAACAGCATGTTCCATAATTTCAATTACCTTTTTAGCCTGTGCGTCATTCTCAATCGACAGATCTAATTCATCATGAATTTGTATGTGTGGTACAATTCCTTCTTTGTATAATTCTAACATAGATTTTTTTGTCATATCTGCTGCACTACCTTGAATTAATTTATTTAAAGCTTTGTATGTGTATGCTCTTTTAATCCCTGGTCCATGTTCCGCCAACGCATCTTCGTGTGTCATAGCTTTGTGCATACCAAAACTATTTGGTTCCCATAAATGAAACCTGCATAGTCTTCCTAGCAATGTACGGATTTGTCCTCTGTCTTGTGCTCTGTTGGATGCTTTGTCCATTAGTTGTTTTACAAATGGAACCTTTGCGTGATATGTATTAAATAGTTCTGCAGCTTTGTCTTTACTAACACCCAACTCTGCTTGTAGTTTAGCTTTACCCATACCATAAAATAATCCTAGGTTAATTGTCTTAGCTTGTGTTCTTGGTATGTCTGCCATATCTGCTACAGTCTGGTGAAAGTCTGCGTTAGGATCTGATTCATAAGAATCAACTACATCATACACTGATGGTAATTTATATAGTGCTGCGTAGTGTACAACCAGACGTGGTTCTTGTTGTGAGTAGTCAAAGACTCCCCACTTACAACCTTCTTCTGGAATAAATAAAGATCTTATCTTAGGACCAAGATCTTTGTTACGTGCTGGAATCTGTTGTAGATTAGGATTCTGATAAGAGAATCGTCCCGTCACTGTGCCACCACCTGCATTTCTTAACTGGTTTATCTCTGCATGTATTCTACCTTTATGTTCGTAACGTAGAATAGAATCTATAAAAGTTGTGTGTGCTTTGTTTACTTCTCTCGCCTTTGCAATCATATTTACAACAGGATGTTTGTGTTCTTGTAAAAAGTTTTTTGTAAAAGATGGTGCTTGTGTTTTTTCTGTTCTTTCAAATGGTACCTTTAAGTTTTCAAATACCTCTGCTATACTACTTGCCGCCCATATTTGTGGACGCACATTAGTTTCTTTTTCAATTGCATTTAATAAACCATTCTCTTCATCAATTAATTGTTTCTTTAATGAGTGTGCTCTTTCTACATCNACACGTACACCTTTAAATCTCATGTCAACAAGACANGGAAATAAATCTGTTTCTAACTCCATGATAGATTGTAAATCTTGCGCAATAATTTCTTTTTTCATTTCTTGCCACAAACCATACGTTGCCTCTGCATCTCTTTCAGCATAGCTACCAACGTTTAATGATGGTAGTTTATACATTTCAGACTTTGGATCGATACCCCACTCAGCTGCTGCTTCTGCAAGTGCAGCCTCGTTTTTACCAAACCCTAAATACTTCCAAGATAAACTATTTAAATCATACCTAAATCTGTTTTCATCAGTTATAGCTGCAGCTATCATTGTATCAACAATCATACCGTTAATTGTTAAACCCATAGCTCTAATCCAACAGACATCATACATTGCATTGTGAAATATTTTTGTAGAAGTAGTCTTAAGAATATCTTGAAACCATTCTAAAACTTTCTTACGATCCATGTTGCCACCACCTTCGTGTGCTATTGGAAAGTATCCTTTGTAATATTTTGTAGCTACAGAAATTCCTATAACTTCTCCATTACCTATTATAGATCCAGACCCTTTCTTGATTAAGTCAGGATCTTTTGTCTCCAGGTCAATTGCAATTTCATCAACCTCTCTTAGGTCTGGAAATTCTGTAGGTATAACCCATTCTGTTTGTGCGCTAAAGGTAGGTATCTTCATTTTGTTTCCTTTTGATATACGTGGTTGGTCTCTACTTGTTTGTTTAATTTATCTTTGTTGCTAAATGCATACAAAGCAGCGTCATAATTGTGTGGAAATATTTCCCAATCAACTAAAGCAGGATAAATTTCTAAATTAAATTTATGTTTTTTTATTTTAACTATTTTTTTAATTACACTTTTGTTTCTACTTTTCATATTAAATAACATAAGATTAACAGACAGGTAAACAAACCCATATAATGTGGTATGTGATTATTTGGTTCCATAATCCCTTTCGATTATCATTTCTATAAAGTGTATCGCTTTCAATAGATCTTGTTTTTTTCCTTTATCTCTATGTCTTATTATATATTTTATAGCACATCCTTCCGGGTATAACAACTCATTCTCTACTACAAACTTGCTTGGCTGAATTTTATACTTTTGATAATGATTTCCGCCGTGCTGCTTATCCCAAACTTTCGATGTCATAACCTTTGTCCTCCTGTTTAGCTGTCATTATATATAAATTTTGTTTTGCACGTGTGACACCTACATACCAAACTCTGTGTTCTTCATCATGCTTGTCTTCACTTTTATCTATTGCGTCTCTTATTTTTTTTGTGTTATCTAAAATTAATAAAACATTTGTTGCTTCACCACCTTTTGCTGCGTGTATTGTAGATAATCTTACTCTAGCAGGTTTTGATAATTGTTCTTCACTACGTAACATTTCTCTAATGTATAAACATTCTTCGTAGTCTTGTGTAAATACTTCGTACCAATCATGCTCTTTTACATGATCGTATTCTGCTAAGTCATACATTCTTTCTTCTGTAGGGAATGGATCTGGATTTTGTCCTGTTTGTTCTAAAACATCTTTTAGTTCAGACAAAGATAATAAATCTCCTTGTTGCCATCTTGTGTAATGTTTTACTGCTGTATACAATCTTGTCTTATAACTCTTTCTGCCTTTTATTTCAAAGTAAATAGCCA